ATAGATTAGATCAATCTGATTCTTCAAACAGTAGCCATCAATTGTTGTTTTCTACAAATGCTAATAATTCACCCTCTGCTCCTTATACAACTGGAGTAACAACTGCAGGTACACCTGGCTCTGCTGGCGCATATACACAGATAATATTAGAACAAGACACACCTAAACTTTATTATTATTGCACTAATCATGCTAATATGGGTGGTGAGGTTATAGACCCTAGAGCTGCTGATACATTTACATCATTTACAGCAACAGATGGTCAGTTTATAAGTCTTACACCAAATACAGCACAAACAGGCGTTGTAACATTGACAGCTGATTTAAGCGCAAGTGGAGCAGCAAGTATTACAACGTTTTTAAGTGGTAATAATTCTTGGGAAACAGTTGTAACAAGCTTGACAACTGCTAATAGCAATTACATTAACTTAGTAGATTCAGGTACGGCTGGTGTACCAGTTCTTACAGCATCACTGTCAGCTGGAGTGCCATCTGCTCCTGCAACTAAATTTTTAAGAGGTGATAACACTTGGCAAACAGTAGCAGGAACAACGTATGACTATACTAGCACAACAAGTGGTAGTGATGTAAACTTAAATTTAGTCGGAAGTGATGGTGTAACAGATTCTGTTAAATTAGTAGCAGGTTCTAATATTTCATTAACAGACGATGGTAGTAATAATGTTACCGTTGCTTCAACAGCTGGAAGTGGTGGTGGAGTAATAACTAAAGACGATTTTACAAGTAGTGGTATAGCTGGACCATATACTTTGTCAGGATCTCCTTTGAGTAAGTTATATACAGATGTATTTATAAGTGGTGTTTATCAAGAAAAAGAAACTTATGATGTAGCAAATGGTGTATTAACATTTGTTGATGTAGTTGTAAGTGGTCTTTCCATAGAAGTTATGTCTATTATTGTTTCAAACTTATTACCTGGAACAAACACGCTTTCAACAGAAACTTTCACTGCAAATGGAAGTGCAACTATAACGCTTTCAACAACACCAACTAATATAGACTTTACAAGTGTATATGTAAATGGTGTGTATCAAGAAAAAACAAATGCATACACGGTTTCTGGAGCTGTAATAACTTGGGTTGGATCTCCACCTGCAACAGGTGACATAATACAAGTTGAAATCGTTTCTTCTGTTTCATTAGTTACTTTACAACCACAAAACTATGCTGTTTCAACTATATCAGCAAGTACAACAGCTGTTAAAAACACATTGTACGTATTTACAGCAAATTTAACATTAACACTTCCAGCAACACCATTTGATGGTGATTCAATAAAAATTAGTAACTTGTCAACGGTTGCAACATGTATACTTGCGAGAAACGGAAGTTTAATAATGGGTAGTGCAACAGATTTAACATTAAACAATGCAGTTGCAAGTTTTGAATTAATATATTCAGGTGCAACAAAAGGATGGGTAATAATAGGTCCACAATAAAATAAATAAATAAATAAATTATGAGTGATTTTTCAGATTTTTTCCCTGCTGCAGGCGGTGGCGGCGGTGGGTTTACAAAAAGTAATAGCTATAGTACAGCGCGTGCCCTAGATATGTTTGATTATAATAATGCGGCAAGTTATACAGTAAACCCTGCAAGTGATTTAGGTTTAGAAGATGGTGCTTCCATTGGTTATTTTATGGTTAATGGAGGTAATAAAACTGCAGCTGGTGGTGGTGGTGGGACTTATGCAGAAGGTGGAAAAATTATAATGGGTACTGCAATAATTTCAAATGCTTCAACTAATCTAGTATTGACTCCAGGTGTTGGAATACTTACTGCAGACAATGGATATTCCCAGGGAACTGCATCAACAATTTCAGGTGGACTTACCCTTACAACTGCTGACGGTTCATCTAGAAGTGGTACACCAGGCTACTCCACTTCATCAGCGTATTTAACTCCAGGCATAGGAGTTAATGGATATGGACAGGGTTCAATGGGATATTCTCAGGGTAATGTTACTAAAACTGGTGCTCCCATACATGGTACAGGAGGTTCAGTCGGGGCATATGCAGCAAATTCTGGTTCAGATGGTGCTATAATATTATATTATTAAAAACTAAAAACAATGTATTACAGAATTAAAAACGGAATAGCGGAAAGCAAACAATTAGACATTAATGGATTTCCCGGAATTTGGGCAGCAGCAGAAGAAGGATTTGTAGAAGGTGACTTATACGATGAAGATAACGGTTGGAGTCATCCTATATTAACAGCTGAAGAAATAGAAGCTCAAGCACGCGATTGGAGAGATAATGAACTAAAATCAACAGATTATATAGTTCCATTAACTGACCATCCTGATCATGCAGCAACTATAACATATAGACAAGAATTAAGAGATTGGCCATCTACAGATGCCTTTCCAGATACAAAACCCACAAAAACTTAAAAAATGGCATTAACAAAAGTAACAGAAGAACTTATACAAGGAGGTTTAGGAATACAATGGCAAGCAGCAATTCAGACAAGCAACTTTACGGCAGTAGCTGGTGAAGGTTATTTTGTCAATACTTCATCCGCAGTAATTACAGTTACACTACCAGCAGGAGTTGTGGGTACTCAAATAGTAATACAAGATTATGCTGGTACATTTGCAACTAATAAAGTTACATTAATTGCTAATGGTTCTGAATTAATTCAAGGAAGCGCAAGTGATCATGCAATAGTAATTAAAAACGCTACCGCTACATTAATATACCAAGATGCAACTAAAGGCTGGACAGGTCAAGATGTTAGTCTTTTCCTTCCAGCTCTAAATGTTTTTCATCTTATCGTTGGTGGTGGTGGTGCTGGTGGAAAAGGCTCTGGTGGTGGTGGTGGTGGTGCTGGTGGTTATAAGACTAATTATGGGGGTACTGCTACACTTTTGATTAAGGATACAGATTACTCTATTGACATTGGTGTTACTGCACCAGGTGTTTCCATCTCCACAGCACCAAACCAAAATGGAGATGCTTCAACTTGGAATGGAATATCAGCTATAGGTGGTGGTGGTGGTGCTAACGAAAGCTATAATAGTAGATTAGGTGCTTCTGGTGATTCTGGTGGTGGTGGTGGATATGACTCTAGTGGTGGCGGTGGACAAGGGCCTGGTTATAATGGTGGTAATGGCTCCAACACCTCCGCCTCGCAAGGTTTTTCTGGTGGTGGTGGTGGTGGATTTGCTTCCGCCGGCGGTGCTGCAAGTGCTGGTGGAATTGCAGGAAATGGAGGATCTGGAATTAGAAATGATATAACAGTTGCAACTGCTGGAACTGGACCTTTTTATGCCGCCGGCGGTGGTGGTGGGTCTCAAACAAGCGCAGGTGGAGCTGGAACAGCTGGAACTGGAGGATCTGGTATAGGTGGAAACGGTTTACAATATTTAGCTACACCTACATCAGCTATGAATGGAGCTGATAATACTGGTAGTGGTGGTGGTGGAAGTAATTCAACTGCTAATGAGGCTTCTGGAACTGGAGCATCTGGAGTAGTAATATTACGTTATCCTAAACAATATCAATTAAACGCTTCAGCAGGTTTAACGTTTTCAACAACAGCAGTAGGTACAACAGATAAAGTAACAATATTCACACAAGGACTAAACGGAGTTATACAATTTAATTAATAATTATGGCAGGAACACAAGTACAATCAACAAATGTAGATAATTCAATTATTAAAACTATAACATTAACAGCTGCAGAGTATGCTGCTTTACCATCTTATAGTTCATCAACAATATACATAACAACACCGTAAAATAACAATACAATGGCAATATATTTAGGAAGTTTAGAATTAGCAACAGGAGGAGCAGCAGCTACTGGGACAGGTTTTCCTGTAAACAGTTATGCACCTTTTTTTGTAACTGGCACTGGTAATCCTTTGGGGTATGATGCTAATGGTCTTTATAATCATCCCAATGGAGATGTTTGGATGGAAACTGGAAAAACACTAACTACTACAGCAGCTTTATACCCAGATGCAACTGGAGTTACATCTTTTATTAGTAGCATTACTCAAATTAACTCTGTAAGTAGTGGATTACCTACTAATGGAGCAAGTTCCCCTATATCTTTAGGTAGAACTAGTATACTTTCAATTGATGCAGGAGTAAATAATTTAATATATTACTACAATTCAACAAATCTTACGTCGTTAGGTACTTTAAACAGCAGTTCAGCTAGTCTTACTGACACATTGAAAGCGACCCAAAACCCTGCGTTTAATAGAAGTACTAATGAACATTATGTTGTAGGAAATAACACTAGTGGAGGTGGCATAGGAAATGTAATTCATAAAATATCTGAATCTACTTTTACAGAAACTGGAACTATAGGACCTATTGCTCAGTGTACGGGAGGTATTAAAGGTATAGCTTTTGATCACACCAATGGGTTTTATTATCTTTTTGATCAAACATCTGAAATAATATACCAGTACATTACTGCTACAAACGTTTATACAGGACGAAATGTAGATATGTCTTTTGCTGTTGCTGACATGCAAGGAATGACTTTTGACGGAACTTACTTAATAGTAGTTGATCGTTTAAACAGCCAGCGAATGAATTTTATAACTACTAACAATGGAACAGTTTTTAATCAAAGTTCAATTAAAGGATATATGGCTACACCTGGTATAGACTGGAGAAGTATTGCTTATGATACTAATAATAATAATAAGTTTTATTTTAGTAAGTACAATAAAAGCTGGTCAAATGCAAATGACCCTATATATTCCTCTGTTTTAGTTGTTGGAAACCCAACTACGCAATATGCTGGACCTGATTTTCAACCTATTGTGCAGTTTGTAAAAATAAAATAATTAAAAAATACAAAAAACAAGTGATAATATAATATAAACCTAATTAAATTTAATCAAATATGTCAGACTTAATAGTCAAAAATCTTAATTTTGGGCAACTAGCTCAAGATCAAGTGTTTAAAGGGATAGATAAGCTTACAAAAGCCGTTAGCTCTACATTAGGAGCTAGTGGCAAATGTGTACTACTTGAAGATGACCAAGGTAAACCATTGATTACAAAAGATGGAGTTACAGTAGCAAATTCAATTGTATTATTAGATCCAGTAGAAAATATGGGGGCAACGCTCTTAAAAGAAGCGGCTCGCAAAACAGTAAACGAAGCAGGAGACGGTACAACAACCGCTACGGTGTTAGCACATGCAATTCTCAAAGAAGCATCAGAAATAGGTGTAGGAATAAATTCTAGAGAGCTTAAAGATGGTATTAACTCAGCTACTAAGAAAGTAGTTAAGTATTTAGAAAAAAATAGCCTACCTGTTAAAGGTGATATGATAGATCACATAGCTACAATATCAACTAATAATGATCCTGAGTTAGGGAAAATTATAGGTGATGCATTTAGAGCTGTTGGTCAAACAGGTGTTGTTATGATGGATTATTCTCCACAAGCAGAAACTGAAATAGAACTAGTGGATGGAGTTCAGTATGATAAAGGATTAACAAATCCTCATTTCATAAACAACCACGAGAATAAAAGCTGTGAACTAGAAAATGCTCTAGTATTACTAATAGAATCACCTGTTGAAAACATAAGACAAATACAATCAGTATTAGAACATGTTATAAAAACAAATAAAGCTTTACTTATTATTGCAGACGTAGAACCGCCAGTGGCAGCTACATTAGCAATGAACAAACAAAAAGGTAATATAAAAGTAAATATAATCAGTGCTCCTACTTATGGCGTTAACAAACGTGAACAACTAGATGACTTAGCTATGCTAACTGGAGCAACTGTTATTAATGAAGATCTAGGTGACGATATGGATCTTATACAACCAGAATTATTGGGTACGTGCTTAAAATCTACTACTACAGAAAAAGAAACTGTAATACAAGTGGGTGAACCTTCAGAAGAAATTTTAAGTATCATTACTCAAATTAAACAAGAGTTGTTAGATAAACCAAATCCTGGTCATATTGTTAGATTAGAAAAAAGACTTGCAAGACTATCAGCTAAAATAGCGATAGTAAAAGTAGGTGCTAATTCTGATATAGAATTAAAAGAAAAAGCAGATAGAGTTGAAGACGCTATATGTGCTACTAAAGCAGCGATTAAAGAAGGTATAGTACCAGGTGGTGGTATAGCTCTTTTAAATGCTATGCAAAGTATTAAGGCTTCAACACCAGCAGAAAGAGTGTTGCTTAATGCAATTAAATCACCTTTCAACGTTATACTTGACAATGCTGGTATATCTTATAAAGACAAAGAACTATCCAAAGAAAAAGGAATAGGTTTAAATGTCATTACAGCAAAGTCTGTAGATATGATTGAGAATGGTATTATAGATCCTTTGTTAGTTACTAAAAGTGCATTAATAAATGCAGTATCTGTAGCTACAACAATACTGTCAACTGATTGTGTAATTAATAACTTAAGAACTCAATGAAAGCAGTAGGAAATAATATAGTTATAAAAACCCATAAAGTTTCTACAGAAAAAACAAAGGGTGGTTTATTAATCATAGAAAAAGACAGAGAAGATATAAGATACCAAAAAGCAGTGATTGTTTCTGTTAGTGATGATATAAAAGGTCTAAATGAAAAAGACGAAATATATTTTGACAAGAGAGCAGGCTTTGGTATAGAGTTTGATAAAGAAAAATTTACTGTTATAAAATTACAGGATGTCGTAGTGGTGTTATGAGAACATTTAATGCAAGTGATGTTAAAGAACTTAATCTTTTAAAACATTATAGATTAATTCGTAAATGGGCTTGTAGAAATAATAGTTTAAATGATGCGGATTTAGAATTGCTAATTTACTTTGATTGTATGGGGTTATTTAGTAAACAAGACTTTAAAGTCGGTACATACGCTTATAGTTGGGACAACAGACGCTGGAACAAAATGATAAAAAACGACTGGATAGTTGTGTGGAGGGAACGAAACAGAACTACTCAAAAGTATAATATCTACAAAGTTTCTTTTAAGTGTAAACAACTTATTGCTAGAATGTATCGAATTATGCTAGGTGAGGAAGATGTACCTACTAGCAAGAAGCGAAACAAGATAATGAGAGGTAAAACATATACAGACAAAGTTCTTATAACTGCAATAAAAAACGTTAACAACGATAAAACAAGATAATATGAAATCAAAAGGACCAAAATTTAGCGCACTATCAGCAGCAATGGGTGCATTGGGTGGTAACTCCGCTAATCAATCACAACAAATTGGAATGAATGCTGTAGCTGCAGGACCTTTAGACCGAATGAGAGGTATGTTTGGACAAAGAAAACAACCTACAGTTAGTTCAACAGGGCAAAATATATTTGGACAAAGCAAGCAACCTACTACAGGTGCTATGGGTGCTATGGATCAAGCTAATAGTCAATCACTAATGGGTCAAGATAAGATAGGTTGCTCAGATGGTATGATGGCTAAAAGTCCGCTAAAAAGTAGTGCTGGTGCTTATGAAAATCCTACTACTGCATCAGAACATAGTGGGGGTAATATAACAGCTGCAGTTGATGGTGCTGTTGAAAATGCAACTTCATCATTAATGACTTCTGATGGTCAAAATAATGATCCAGTAAAAGTTAATAATCCAGCTAAACAAGCTAGAATAGATGGTAGAAATGAAAGAAAACTTATTAGACAAACACATAGAGCTGGTCGTATAACTGAAAGAAACGTAAAAAGAAAAGAAAGAACTCAAAATTACCAAAATCTTAGAGACGGAATATAATGGCTAAAAAATTCAAACCACATAAGATGTATAGTAAATCTGGTATTGTAGAGTTTGTAACTACCATGAAAAAACATTTATCATTAAGAAAAAAAGGATATACTCATAACCCTAAAAAATAATAATCATGCACGAAGATAAAGCGTATAACAAAGCAAGTAAAAATAATAAAATTAGTATAGTAGGTGAATCTCACATATGGGATGGGCCATTAAATCAAGATGGTAGAGCTCACGGTGTAGGTTCTAGCTCAGGTATAACAGGTATGCAAGTATCTAAATTTCCATGTGCTCCAGTAGAATATCAAGTAAAACTACCTATAACTCAAATAGCAAAAGGTTAATTTAACCTTAGAATAAACTAAAATGGAAATGACAGACATTAAATTGATAGCTATTAATAGCGTAGCTTTAGCTGTGACTATGACAGAACTAGAGGTTTCACTTAAAATAATACTTTTACTCGTAACTATTGGATATACAGTGTTTAAATGGGTAAAATTAAATAAAAAGAAGTAATATTTAAACTATGGCACAATCTAACACTCCCTTAAAAGTAACAGAGCAAGCTTATGAAAAGCGTAACAAAAGTATGCGCTCTGATTATACAGCAGAAACTGGCAAAAAATTAGGGTCTAGACAAACGTCAGGAACAGGTCCACGTAGAGTTTCTTTTGCTTGTAGATTTGGAGGTATGAAAGGTGGTTTAACAGACAAGAGCGGTGGCGGACCTAGTAATTTATCAAAAGCTTTGAAAAAATGGGGTTTTGCTAATAAAGCAGAAGCAACTTCTTTTTGTAATTCCAATAAAAAATCATAATCAATAATCAATAATCAATAACTAAACAATGGAAAAGGGACACTTCGGAAGTTACTCTGGTAATGCAAGGCATTCAAGGGTAAATAGTGGTAATGTTCATGCAGCAGAAAGAGATGATGCAGCTCATATATCATATTTAAAAAGAGATATAAACTACGATAACAAACATGGACATAGTGATATAGATATGACAGCTGATGAAAAGCACATATCTAAACTAGCTGGAGACATGAAATACGATAAAAAAAATCACTAATGGCTTTTAAACTAAAACACACAAACGTACAAAACATGCTAGGTAAAGGACCTAAAATGTATAAAGAAGAAGGACCAGCTATGTATGCTGATAAAGAAAGTGCAGGACCTAAGGCTATGGACGAAATGCACAACGGAAAACCTGGCGTACAACAAGAAGACTTTAAACAATTTAGCAAAGGAGCTAAGTCAATGGGACCTAAAGGCCACGCAAAAGGACATGAAACTACACAAGTATACGAAAAGATGAATAAAGACACTTATCGAAAAAGAGAAGCTGCTAAAGCTTTAAAAGAAAAAAACAAAAAACAATAACCAATAATCAATAATTAAACAAACAGTAAAATGGCAAGATATATATCAATAAACGTAACAAATTCAGCAGCTCCACTATTAGATGGAGAACAATTAATAAATGTAGACCAAATCGAAGCAGCATCTTATGTAGCTGCAACAGGTGTACTTTCTATATTCTATGTACCTACAGGAGTAGATTCATCAGCAGCTCCAGGTACTATAGAAGGTAGAGTAGCTACATCAACTATAACTACAACTACAAACGGCGGAGCTGGTGTACCAACATTTACAACATCTCAAGGAGATCCAAGTAAAGCAGTATACAGAGCAATGACAGCTAACCCAGGTGGTGTTAAAGCTTCAGTTAATTTAGGTAGAGATCAAGCAGCAACAGCACTGCCTCTTTACTTCTCTAACTTTAACATAACTTCTAATGTAATTGCTTAATACACAATCAATAATAGCACAGGGTGAAATATCCCTGTGTTTATTATTATAACTTATTAATAATATGGCCTACAGAATGAAAGGTTTTCCTTACAATATTGATAATACTCCTATTTATAGTATGGATATGGAAGAAGGTGTTTTAGGAGTAGCTGATAAAAACGGTAGTATTTTAATAAATAAAAACATAACAGACCCTAAAGAAAAAAATGATATTATAAATCATGAAAAAGTTCACTTAAAACAAATGAAAGATGGTGATCTTGAGTATGATGAAGATAGTGTTACTTGGAAGGGTAAAAAATATCCACGCAGAGGTCCTAAGGCTTTTGATGAAGGAAACAAAAACTTACCTTGGGAAAAACCTGCGTACAACGCACAAAAAAAATAAATAAAATGGGAAACTGGTTTAGTAAACACGCACAACAAAGTAGATTTTTAAAGGATATGCCTTTAGATAAAGATATGACTAGTGAGGGTGGACCTCACTCTGAAGGACCTAAGGCACATGGAGGCGACCATCCTGAGGCAGAGTTTGATTATACACCTTCAATGCCTGGGGTAGTTGGAACAAAAATAACTAAAGACACAACACAACTTAGAAATAACAGTGTCAAAGGTTTTAAGACAGGTGATAATTATGCACCTGATGATAGTATTAGAAATGAACAAGGTGATGTTGCAACATTAAACGTTAGTGATGATAGAACAAAAGCTGGAGCATCAATATCAGCAAAACCTAAAAAATCTAATGAAGTGGAAATAAAAATTCCAAAAGGATCTACTAAGTTTACCTAAAATGTGGAAATTATTACTAGGTCTTTTAGGCAAAAACAACGGAGGTAATAAATCTGTTGTTGGTGGTCTAGCCTGGGAAATAAGAGAAGCAATAAAAGGTAAAGAATTAGAACCTGATAAACTAATAGAATTACAAACTAAAATTAATGCAGTTGAAGCCCAGCATCGAACATTGTTTGTTGCTGGTTGGAGACCGTTCATCGGTTGGATATGTGGAGTAGCATTGGCTTATAATTTTGTCATAAGAGACTTATTTATATGGGTTACACAAACTAACGAAGCTCCACCCGCTTTGCAAATGGATCATTTAATGACCGTGCTGTTAGGCATGTTGGGATTAGGAGGTTTAAGAACTTACGAAAAAATTAAAGGAAAAGATAAATAAAAAAATATGTATCAACAAAACAAAAGTGATATGTTTACAAATGCTGTAAATATAGAACAAGCACAAACGCTAAGTGTAGGCATTATACCTGGTGCTAGATTCGCTGGTGCTGCAAACACATCTGCTAATTTACCGGCAAATGCTACTGCTGTAGCTTACCCTTCAATAGGTGCTGCAGGTGGAACTTATTTAGGTTCTGCAAGACCAAGTACTAGAGGACCAGGTAGTGGTGAACAAAACGATGCTATTGGAGTTTCGTACACACTAACTACCGACGGTGCAGGTGCTGTTAACTCAGTAACAGTTAATGTGACTAGACCAAATGGGATCCCAAGTCCTATTGTAGCAGCGCCAAGTGCACCGTTGAATCCAGGAGCAGGACCTAATATAGGTTTTTCAGCTCAAACTATAATATTTGATACAGCCTCTTTAAATGCTGCATTTGGAATACAAAACCCTGCAGTGACAGGATTAGTTACAATTACATTAACAGGAGCAGAATTTCAAGTACCACTTAGTGGCACAGTAGCAGCTGGTCCACCTACTACAGAACAAGTATATGAAGCTGATCCACAATCAGGTGGTAGTAGCTTTGATATTTATGTAGGAACAGCAGGTATAGTTAGATTAGAATTAGTTGGAGCACCTATAAACCAGTTTGTATTAATTAATGCTGGTATTGGGCCAATGAACTTACAAGCTAGAAAAGTATACTTAGGGGCAGCAACAACAGCAGCGGGATTACTAGCGCTTTACTAGTAAAAAATTAAATTAAATTAAATTAAATGAAAAAAGTGAAAAAAGTAGAAGAAGCAAAAATACAAGTTACAGAAGAACAATTAACTACAATAAACAAACAACAAGAAGAGTTAGCAGGTTTATTAAGAGATATTGGATATCTTGAAACGCAGAAACATGCATTAAATCATAAGTATGCTTTAGTTGTTAAAGATGTAGAAGATTTTAAAGTTGATTTAGAAAAAGAATACGGTTCTGTAAACATAAACCTAGAAGATGGTGTATGTACTCCTGTAGAAAAAGAAAGTGAGTAACAGTATTATAAGAAAAATCAGCATTGGGTCTGATTATAAAAATGATGCCATGCACTATGCTGTAGGACAGTCAGTGTATGGTGGTCATACTATTTCTCATATATTATATGATGAAGATGAATCTTCTTACAATATTTTTATTAAAAAAGAAGATGAGATATTACCGTGGAAGAAGTTTAATTCTAACATGGCTATATCTGTAGAATATGATCTAGAATACTAATGAACAGTCTTTATCAATTTATAATTAAACCTATTGGTGAAAGATATGACAATAAAATAAAAGTTGATAATAAAGAATTAATTATTAACTCTAGTATTTCAGATCATAAATTTATTAACAGAATAGCAGAAGTAGTAAGTATTCCACTTGGTTTTAAAACAAAAATACAAAAAGGTGACACTGTTGTAGTACATCACAATTTATTTAGAAGATACTATGACATGAAAGGTAAGTCAGTTAATGGATCTAAGTTTTTTAAAGATGATCTGTACTTTGCTGAAGATACTCAAATATATCTTTATAAAAATAAAGATACCTGGAAGACTAATTTAGATTTTTGTTTTGTAACACCATTAGTTGAAGAAGATGATTCTAAGGGCGTTAAATTAAAAAAGAACGTTGGTATATTAAAATATGACAATAGCACATTAGAGACGCTAGATATAGCGCCTGGAGATGTGGTTGGATTCAAACCTAACAGAGAATTTCAATTTACTATAGATAAAGAGATTTTGTACTGTATGCAATCAAATGATATTACAATCAAATATGAATACCAAGGAAACGAAATTAAGTATAATCCAAGCTGGTCAAAAAGCAGTTGAAGAATTAATTAAAGTTGCTAAAGAAAAAATAGTAGATTCAGACGACGATCTATCAGCCGATAGATTAAAAAATGCAGCTGCTACAAAAAAGTTAGCTATCTTTGATGCTTTTGAAATACTAACACGTATAGAAGAAGAGGAAAGTATGCTAAAAGAAAGTTCTAAAAAAGATAAAGGTTCGCAATTTAAAGGGTTTGCAGAAGGAAGATCTAAGTAATGTACGAACAAACTTTATACAAGATCTTACCTGATCATATTAAGTCTACTATACTCAAAAGAAACAATAGGTATAAGAAATGGGAAACAGGATACAATGAAGAACACGATATTATTGTTATTAGTAAAACTGGTCAAATTGGTGAAATCTATGAAATACAAGGTCTCAAAGTTGCACTTCCCTTAGAAAAAGATTCATACAAAAGATCTGGTAAAAAAGATGAACAATACTGGGAATCACATAGTTACCCAAAAGAATTATCTAAGATAAGAACGGTAATAGATTGGAATAATTATCCCGCTAACTTTAAAGACAAATGGTATGATTACATTGATGCAGAGTTTAAAAGACGTGAAGAAGGTTTTTGGTTCTATAACAAAGGTACTCCTAGTTATATCACTGGCTCTCATTACATGTACTTGCAGTGGACTAAAATTGACGTTGGGCAGCCAGACTTCAGAGAATCTAACAGAATATTTTTCATTTTCTGGGAAGCATGTAAACTGGATTCCAGATGTTATGGATTGTGCTACCTTAAGAACAGACGCTCAGGGTTTTCTTTTATGGCGTCCTCCGAGCTTGTACACCAGGCAACTATATCTTCAGACTCAAGGTATGGGATATTATCAAAGACAGGGGCTGATGCTAAGAAGATGTTTACCGATAAGGTCGTACCAATATCAGTCAATTATCCATTCTTCTTTAAGCCCATCCAGGACGGTATGGACAGACCCAAAAGTGAACTTGCGTACAGAGTACCGGCCTCAAAACTCACGCGGCGTAAACTTGACGAGAATAAACGTAGGGAGGAACTCGTTGGGCTTGACACGACAATCGACTGGAAGAACACCGGTGACAACTCGTACGACGGTGAGAAGCTCAAGATCC